GGCTTGGGGATTCTGTCCATGGCTGGATTATACAGCCTCCTGCCACCGGGGGCGGATTAGCTGGGTCTGCTTCACGTCCTGATAGACGTTGTGCTGTTTGACCTGTCCGGTCAGGATGCCGGCCTCGCCGACTTCGGCGCGGAAGGCGGGGGTTTTCGTCACGAGGATGTTGCCGTTGGCGTCCACGAAGGTGCAGACGTTGACCGTCTCACGGCCGCCGCGATAGCCGAAGCTGTCGCGTTCGAACGTGGCGACCTTGGTGCAGGTGACGGCCACGGCCAGCTTCTGGCTGATGGTGCCGACGAACTGCGACGTCGCGGCCTGCGCCTGACGGGTGGCCTCACGCTCGGCCAGTGCCTGCAGGCGGGCCTGCCCGGTGACCACGAGGTTCGCGGCGAAGGCGGCCTGCTTCTCGCTGATGGAGCCGAAGTGGCGGCCCTTGCGGACGATGTCGCGCAGGATGACGATGCAGTCGGGAGCCTGCGGGCGGGTGTCGTTCAGGTAGCCGAGGCCAGCGCCGGCCGGCTCCAGCGTGGACGACTGGTAGCTATGGAACTGCGACCAGAAGGCGCTCGTGCCGTCGAGCCACTCGGCCGGGATGCTGGCGACCAGCGCGGGGTTGGCGGCGTCGAAGGCGGCAGCGGTGACCAGCGCGGCGGCGTCGGCCTTCGCCTGCTTGCGGGCAGCGGCCTTGGCCTTGGTGGCGTCGAGCTTGGCGTTCTGTTCGCGGGTGTAGAGCTTGACCTTGTGGATGTCGAGGTGGTCAACGATGCCCTTGCCGGCGCAACGGTAACAGGTGCCGTGGAACTGCGTGTAGATGCCCGAGCCACCGCACCGCTGGCACTTGTCGCGGCGGATGTAGTAGGGCTGCTTGCCGTCAAGCTGGATGGTGGCGTCGGCCGGGGCCGGGTCGCCGTGGCGGTCGAAGAGGTCGGATACGGTCTGATTCGTCATGGCAAAAACTCCTATCCAGTAATCTACAGGTTGGCTAATCCAGAGTCAAGAAAAAGTTCAGGCCCGGCGCTGGGAGGCTCCGGGCCTGAACGGTCGAGCGGGTTACTTGCGGCGGGTCTTGCGGCGGTGTGCGGCGAGCGCCTCGGGGTTACCGACCTGCTCGCCCCTCGCGAGCTTGTCAGCGGCGACCCGCTTGCCGACGCGGCGGCGGGCCTTGGTGACCAGCGCCGACTGGTGCCGGCCGATGGCGCTCGTGACGGCCGGCGGGATGACGAACCGCTGGCCGCCGTCGTTGCCCATGCGCTGGACGAAGGCGGTGACGTCGCCTTCCAGCCGGAACAAGTCCAGCACCCACGTGGTGACGTTGCCGTAGTAGTCGGCGACGTCGATGCGGGACTGGGCCTTGACGGCCTCGGGGTGGTTGTCGAGGTCACGGCGGGTGGCCGTGAACTCGTCGCGGGGGAGCGCCATCGTCGGTTCCTGTTCGCGGGCCATTAGAACACCCGCTTTCCGTCGAGCCACTTGGCGTCGATGGTCAGGGTCTGGTAGCCGTGGCCGCGCACGTAGCCGAGGACTTCGACGCGGACATCAGCCGGCTTGCGGACGACGGCGCTCTTGCCCGTCTCATCGAAGCCTTGCAGCAGGCTCGGCTCGTGCAGGGTGGTGGCGTAGGCGACGTAGCCCAGCGCCTGCGTCAGCGTCGGCAGGTTGTGCCAGACGGCTCCATTGCGCGAGACGCCGAAAACGAAGTGGTCGTAGTTCATTGCAAACTCTCCAATCAGGTCAGCGAAATTGCCGACTCCTTAAACTTACTCGACGCTGGATTATCCAGTCAACTTAAATCGTGCCCCGGCGGTGGCCGAGGTGCCATGCCTCGCAATACGGGCAGCGGAACCGGCGCATCCGGGTCTGCTGGCGGTGCAGGCGAGCCAGTGCGCGGTCGGCCTCGGCCTTGGACAGGTAGGCCACCTTGCCGGTCGGGCACTCCCGCACCGGCTCGATGGCCTCGGCCTGCGCCTCGCCGAGGATCTGGCGCAGGGTGAACGTCACGGCCACACCGCCGGCCAGCCGGCGGCCTCGCGCTGGGACATCTGCGCCCAGCGCCATGCCCACAGGGCGTTGCTGACAGCCCCCTCCTGAGCGCGGCGGAAGGCGTCGTCGTCGCGAGCCGGGTCGGCGCACTTGAGAATCCACTCCTGCGTCCGGCGGGTGGACTGCCGGCTCCAGCGGCGGTATCGCTTCTGGGTCGAGGACATGCGAGCCATCAGCGGCCACCCTCTTCGACGTCATCGGCCTCGGCGGTGGCCGGCGCGGGGCAGATGTAGCGGTAGGCTTTCTGCGCCGCTGCCGCTGCCGAGATGATCAGGCTGCTGTCGCCCTTGAGGACTTTGATCCACGAGGCGCAGTAGCTGGCGCTGGCCGGGATGTTGTCGATGCCGGCTTCGGCGCAGAGGAAGGCGGCCCCGAGTTCCGCGACGAGTTCTTCCTTGCCATACGTCTCGGAGGCGAACTCGGCGTGGGGTTTCTCCAGCGAGACGCCTTCGCGGTTCAGGCGACCCTCTGCGCCGGTCGAGTGGATGGCCTCGTGGAACAGGGTCGAGTAGTAGCTGTCCGCAGTGTCGAACGCCGTGATGTCGGGAATGCCGATGTAGTCGAGCGCCGGGGCGTAGACGGCCTTGTCGGCGCGGGAGACGCGAGGCGCGTCGGCGTAGCCGGCCCAGATGGCCTCGGCGCGTTCGATGGGCGCGTTGGCATTCGGCTCGCCGATGACCTCGACCGGGACGTGGTCGCCGAGGCCGTCGCACTGCTCGACGTTGAAGACCGTGTAGTAGCGGAGAAAGCTGTAGCCGGCGTCCTTGCCGTCCTTGGTTTTCTTGCCGGTCTTGTCGAGGGCGCGGCCGACGTAGATGACCGGGGTGCCCTTCTCGCCACGCTTGACGCTGCCACCGAGGGCAGCGGCTTGCTTGAAGGTGAGCCAGTAGGGGCTGACGTAGCCGCTGCACTGGAGCAGCAACTGGTTGACGCCGTTGTAGGGCTTGCCCGAGATGAGGTTGGTGGCGAAGCGGAACTGGCGGCCCAGTGCCCGCCACGGCTTGCGCCACGGGGCGACTCCGGTCTGCAGCGCGGCGATGATGCGGTCGGTGACGATGTCGGCGACGGACGATTTAGTGGTAGCCATGCAAACTCTCCAATCAGGCTGGCGTGATTGCCAGCCCCTCTAATTTAGGTGCTGGAGTAGCACCGTGTCAAGCGGAGATTTTACAGGGCTGGCGCACGGGAGTAGACTGGCGGCCATGGCGGGCTACCAGAACCCGGAGGTGGTGCAGCAGCGCGAGGCGCGGTTCGTGGCGAGTTACGTGACGCACCTGAACGGCTCGCAGGCGGTCGCGGACGCCGGCTACACCTGCAAGAACCCGCGCCGGCAGGCGCAGTGCCTGCTCGCCCGGCCCCGGGTCAGGGAGGCCATCCGCGCCAAGCAACTGGCGCAGGTGCAGGCGTATGACATGAATGCCAACGCCGTGAAGCGGGAACTGGTCGCCATCGCGATGGTTGACCCGGCCCGGTGCTTCGATGCGCAGGGGCGGCCGCTGCCCATTCACGAGATACCGGCCGACGTCCGAGCGGCGGTCAAGAGTGTGCGGGTCGAGGTGCTGCCGAGTGGCGCGATGCGCTCGGCGATTGACTTCTGGAACAAGGTGGACGCGCTGAAACTCTGCGCCCAGCATCTGGCGCTGCTCGCCCCCAAAGAGGTCACGGTCACGGTGCGCTTCCCCCATGCCCACCTGACCGATGCCGAACTGAAGCAGAAACTGCTGGAGAGCGCGAACACCATCGAGGTCGAGCCATGCCCGTCGCCGGCACCGTAGCCACCGTCCAGCCCTTCGGCCTCAAGACCGCGCACCCCGGCCTCGCCGGCCTGATTGCCGTGGACGACGGCACGTTCCTCATCTACTCCGGCAAGGAACTGACGCTCGTGCCGGGCGGCCCGCGCCTGAGGGTCGGCACCGCCTGCACGGCCGACCCGGACGGCCCCTACGCCCGGAACATGCACCTGACCCAGCCTGTCCCGTTTCCGTAGAACGTGCTATAAAGGCACCTTATGACGCTGGCGGAGTTCTGTGACATGGCTGACGCGGTGCTGGCGCTGGCCGACAATTCCGAGAACGGCACCGGCATCTGCGAGGCCCACGCGGTCGAGCTATTGACGGTGCTGCTCAAGCGCAACCATATCCATATGCCGAGCGAGATACAGGCCCACCGGGAGCAGGCCCGGATGCAGGCCGACATCACCGACGCCGTGAAGATGGCCGCCGCCACCGGCAAGCTGGGCACCATGGTCGAGCGGATGACGCAGTGAGGCGGCTCCTGACCCGGCTGGCCCACGGCTGCTGGCGCTCCCATGGCGACACGGCATGGGAGGGGGGCCGCCTCCGCTGCTGCCGGTGCTGGCTCATCGTCTGGGACGTGGACGTGGTCAGGGCGAAGCTGCCATGATGTATGCGCTGCTGATCGGACTTGCCCTCCTGACGGTGGCTTGCGCCGCCAAGGCGGTGTGGCTCGACCGGGCGGCCCTCATCGAAGACTACCCGCAGGCCCACGTGCGCGTCTATCGCGCCGGCCCGCACTGCCGTATCGAGGTGATTCTCCCCGCGTCCAGCCTCGTCACCCTGCCCACACAGTGCCTCTCCATCCCGCACCTGACACCCTGATTTACGGAAATGGTAAAAACCCCGCCATTCAACGAACGCACCCCCGGACGACTCCAGACCCGGATTAGCCACTCGCGCCTCACCACGGGGCTGTAATGCGGAAATAGAGGCATACGATTTTTCTGTTTTTGTTACAAATAATTACGAAAACCCTATTGACATTGGCTAATCCGCCACTCGGCATATGACACGAGCGACACGTCCCACGGCACCACGGAGGACAGGCAAAAACAGGCCTGAATCTGCGAATACTCGGGAGTGGTTCGAAATGGCACATTTAGCGCGAGGTCATGCACGATGAGAGGCTTTGGAGCCGGCTGGGCGAGTGAACGTGACCGGCCGCTCGTGCTGCATCGACTCGCCGAGGTCGCTGCCGGCGGCCAGCGCACCGCCTGCGGCTGCCCGCTCACGGCTCGCCTGATGGCCGTCGAGGCCGACGAGAGCGTGACCTGCCTGCGCTGCCTCGCCGTCGCTCGCAAGCTCGCCAGAGCCACGCGCTGGCAGGACTTCAAAGAGCGCCAGCGGGCGCTCAGGCCGACGCGATGACGCCCGTGCGATTCGGTCGAGGAGGCCCGCTGCAGCCCCGCACGGGGGAACCGCGTAAACCCCGCGCCAGAGTGATACGTCTCCCAGAAAGCTGGGACGCGGTCGCGTTCGACGGCGTGGTCTATCGCATCCGCCGCCGGCACGGCTGCCGCTTCGCTGTCCGGGTGCGTCATGCCTGAAGCCATCACGCTCGCCGGCCTGCTGCTGCTCCTCATCGCCCTCAGACGTGCACTCGGCCCACCATCCCGATAAACAGGCCCATATACCCGTGGTGCTGATAAGACACCTTATGTTAACTTGCAACTCGTTGCGTCTACAGGACTTGAGTGGGGTGTGTGCGTTATTGGGATGCGTGGGGCGTGTGCCCTAATAGCACCCTGAACGCTCGTTCAAAAAAGCCCCAAAAATCGCGTGACCACCGTTCGTGAGTGTTTCGGTATGAGGCGAAGGCCGGGTAGGGGTGTCACCGCTGGGAAAGGCGCTTTTTCTGGCGGCCGACGCCCAAAAGCCCCAAGCTCATCAGTAAGGGGGTGGTATCAACGGCCTTCCGCCTCCGGCCCGGAGGACGCCAATTTTGTCCTCCTTTTGTCAAGTGAAAGTCAACTGGATAGCAGGTATACACCATGGATAGTGTGGAGCAGGACGACAGGGACGACATCGTGTGGTCGGACGCGCAGGCGATGATTCGGGGTCTGGAGGAGCAGATGGCGCTGCTGGCGCGGGAGAACGAGGTGTTGCGGGCCGAGGTGAGCCGGCGGGGAAGCTGGCACTGCCCGGTCTGCTCGGGTGCGCTTCGCTGTCCGGTGTGTGCACCATGAGCGCCCGAGAGGAGCGGTTGGCGCTGATTGCCGAGAACGAGCGGCGACGGGCCGAGTTGTTCCGGTCGTATTTCCCGGACAGAGGGCCGCTTCGGCGGGAGTTGTATCCTAAGCACGTCGAGTTTTTCGCGGCCGGCGCGGTCTACAAGGAGCGGCTCTTTATGGCCGCCAATCGCATTGGGAAGAGCGGGGCCGGCGCGTTCGAAACCTGCTGCCATGTCACCGGCCTCTACCCGGACTGGTGGGTCGGGAAGCGGTTTAACCACCCGGTGGACGTCTGGGCGTCTGGTACGACCGGGGAAACCACCCGGGACATCGTCCAGACGTGGCTCCTCGGCGACCCTCGCGAAATCGGCGAGTGGCACGGCAGCATGATACCGGCGCATTTGATACTGGACTTCAGCCGGCGGTCGCACGGCCTCGCCAACGCGCTCGAAAGTGTCTCGATTCGGCACGTGACAGGTGGGGTTTCGACCATCGGGTTCAAGACCTATGAGCAGGGCCGGAAATCCTTCGAAGGGACGAGTAAGCACGTCATCTGGGACGACGAGGAGCCGCCCGAGGACGTCTATACGGAACAGCTACTGCGTATCACGACGACCGGCGGCATGGTCATGGTGACCTTCACGCCGCTGCAGGGGATGAGCGACGTGGTCACCGCCTTTCTGGAGCCAACCGAGGCCGCCAAGGAGTTCAAGACCTATATCCAAGCCGGCTGGAAGCACGTCCCGCACCTCGATGATGAGGCCACCCGGGCACTCTTGGCGACCATGCCGCCGCATCAGGTGAAGGCCCGCTCCGAAGGCGAACCAACGCTCGGGAGCGGCGCGATCTATCCCATCAACGAGGACGACATCCTGACCGACACCCGGGACATCCCGGCGTCGTGGCCCAGAGGCTACGGCATGGACATCGGCTGGCAGCGCACCGCCGTCATCTGGGCCGCTCGCGACCCCGGCTCGATGGTCTGGGAGTTATATGACGAACACTACCGGAGCCAAGGCGAGCCGCCCTCCCACGCCATCGGCATCCAAGGCCGTGGCGCATGGATGAACGGAGCCATCGACCCGGCCTCGATGGGTTCCAGTCAACTCGACGGCCGCATCGCCTTCGATGAATACGTCAAGCTGGGCCTGAACCTCGTGCCGGCGGTGAACGCGGTCGAGGCCGGCATTACCACCGTCTGGACGCTGCTCATCACCGGCCGGCTGAAGGTGCAACGTCACCTCATCCACTGGCTGACCGAGTTCCGGCGCTACCACAGAAACGACAAGGGCGTCATCGTCAAGAAACACGACCACCTGATGGACGCCACCCGCTACCTCGTCATGACCCACGCCGAAGTGCTGCAGGTGCCGCCCGGGCCGGTGCAGCTACGCAGTCAGTCGAGCGGCACGAGCCACCCGCAGGCATGGCTCGGGAGCTAGGGCTGATGCTTCTCGGGATGCGAACACGTTAACGGGCTGCCGCACGTCGGGCAGTTCCACGTTCGCTCGGCGCGGACGGCGGCGGCGTAGGCGTCGAGCTTGGGCAACCAGCGTTCCCACGCCGCCGCGCCCGTCTCGTCTATCAGGGCTTGCTTCGCTTGTTCGACCGTGAGCATGGTGTCGTCAGCCATCGTGAAAAGTCTACCGCAAGGGGTCTGATAGTTTCGCTTTCGTTAACTCAGGTCAGACTGGCGCTTGGCCTTCAGAATCCGCTTGAGGTTATCCAGTTCCGACCCGACCCGTGGCGGGTTCTCGGCGCGGACGGCGGCGATCAGGGCGTCTACACGCGCCTCAAACCCGGCATCCTCGCCGTGCTGATAGCCATCATGGCGGTGGTGAATCACGTCGGCTTTCGCTTCGTCTACGGTCGTGGGGTTGTCCGCCATCAGCCGGGGAGTCTGCCCTAAATGATCGGCGGGATCTATTTCGCGGGCGCCCCGTTTGCGGGCGCGCTCAAGACTCGTCAGCGTACCGGGGCGGATGATCTTTCCGCCGCTGTGGGTGTAGGGCGGTCGCGTCTTGGTGTCGTCAGCCATTGTGGGAGTCTCCTTAGGTTTTTCGGTTGTGCCGTGGTTAGGTTTTGGTGTCTCCTTCATTGGAACCACGCGAACGATTGCCCTTCGGGATCAAGCGCCAACGCCTCCGCGAACAGCCGTGCGGCTTTCAGTTTCAGTTTTCCCGCGTTCTCTGGATCGTTCATCCGTGCGGCCATCTCGTATCCGCCCACGGCGCGAGACGCATCATGCAGCAATTGATCGACCTGCCTCGCCTGTTCCACGGTCAGGGTGTCGTCAGCCATTGCGGTCTGCTCGGCGCGGACGGCGGCGATCAGGGCGTCGAGCTTGGCATTGGCATCGAGCCGTGCGGCCTCATTCGTGCCGCAGTAGTTGAACCACACCGAACGAGCAGCCAAATACGCCGCCTTCGCCTGTTCGACGGTCGGAGTGTCGTCAGCCATCGCGGGTTGCGTGTCTGCGGATCGCGGCGGATCGATGATGGCTCGACCAACGACCCCGCATTGCGGACAGACAAGGGCCGTGACAGGTGTCCGCGACGGCCACACGCCTTGCCAGAGATGCCCACAGGCCGCGCACCCCAGAAGGGCCGTGTTATGGGGCTGGTCAGCCAGTGGCACGAAGGGCAGCGTCGTCTTGGTGTCGTCAGCCATCGCGGGAGTCTATCACGGGATTATCCGTCAGGCGGCAGGCGGGAGCGACCGTCGAGATTCTTGACACGTCAGCGGCCGAGACGCGGTTTTACTGGGCTTTTGTGCGGCACAGATGCTGCTACAGTCGGGCCGGAGACTCCACCTCATGAAACGACTCGTTCTCACGCTCGCCCTACTGGCGCTGCCGGGCACGGCCCTCGCCAGCCCCATCGCGCTCTACGTCGCCCCGGATAACACCTACCAGAACACCACCAACAACCCGTGCGTGTTCTACGGCCCCGGCGGCTCCGGCTGCAACCAGAACCCCGCAGGCTGGTCAACCGTGGGCGATACCGGCGGCGGTACCCCGTTCGTCCCGAATCCGCTCGTCAACACCTACGGCGATGCGCCGGGGGAACTGGCGCTCTTCGCCCAGTATGTCGGCCGCGACTTCTATCTCGGCCTCGACATCAACGACACCTCGACCCCGCAGACCCTCGACGACCTGACCGTCAATTTCTTCAACCTCGGCGGCACCAACATCGGCAGCTTCACGTTCGCCCCCGCGACCTCGGTGCCGAGCATCAGCAATGGCGTCGGCTACGCCGACTACATCCTCGCGGCCGGCTGTTCGACGGCCGTGGTGAACGACCTGTGCCTCCTGAACGGCTACCTCCCGTTCAGCGCCCCGGCCGGGACACGCTCGATCACCTTCACCTTCGGCTTGGACGGCTTCAACGACGGAGCCGACAAGCTGTTCCTCATCAGCGCCGGGCCAACCCCGGTGCCGTTCGACGACGACCCGCCGACCTCCGTGCCGGACGGCGGCCTGACCCTCGCCCTGCTCGGCCTGAGCCTGACCGGCCTCGGCGTCGTCCGTCAGCGCCTGCAGTAATCTCCACGGCGGCTCCAGTCTCGCGCACAGTGGCGTAGACTGGGGCCGCTATGGCGAAGACCGACACCAATACCCCCAGCGACCGGCCACAGGACGTCGAAGACGCCATCGCCGAGCTAAAACTCGTGATGGAGGCCGAGGCCGACCAGCGCGAACTGGAAGAGGACGACCTGACCTTCGACGCCGGCCAGCAGTGGCCCGACGAAATCAAGCTCAGTCGCGGCCGGCAGGTCATCGACAACGTCGAAATCCCGCCACGGCCGATGCTCACCATTCCCAAGCTCGATCAGCCCGTGCAACTGGTCATCAACGCCATGCGCCGCGCTCACCTCTCGACCTCTGTCCACGCCTCGACCGAGGACAGCGACCGCGAGACAGCCGAGGTCTTGGAAGACCTGATGCGGCATATCCAGAGCCGCAGTAACGCGGAACTGGCCCGCAACTGGGCCTTCGAACGGGCCACCAAGTGCGGACGCGGCTACTACCGGGTGCTGGCGAAATACTGCGACGACTACGGCACCACCGGCCACTGGTCAGACCAAGAACTCGTCCTGAAACGCATCCTGAACCAAGGCTCGGTCTACCTCGACCCGTATGCCACCGAGCCGGACTGGTCGGACGGCATGTGGGGCCAGATCGGCGGCTTCCTGCCGGAGGACGTCTACCGGCGCAACTGGCCCAACTCCGAGATGGCCGACCGGATTAGCTCCGGCGACGATTTTGACCTCGATGACAGCCTCGCGCCGCCCGACTGGATGTCGCCGGACATGAGCGGCAAGCAGGACGGCAAGCGCGGCATCCGCGTCATGGAACGCTTCGTGGTGAAGGTGAAAACCCGCACCCGCATCGCCTACGCGGCCGAGAACGGCTCCACGCTGACCGAGGAGTATCTGGAGGGCGACCAGAAAGCGCAGGCGCTCTACCTGCAGAACCTCGGCGACCGCGTCCGGGCCAAGCGTGAGACGGCCGAGCGCACCGTGAAGTGGATGAAGCTGAACTGCCTCGAAATACTGGAGCAGGAAGACTGGCCCGGCAAGTGGATACCGATTTTCCCGGTGGTCGCCAAGGAACAGTTCTTCGGGAACATCCGGCGCTGGGTCGGGATGATCCGGCCGGCCAAGGACGGCGCTCGGCTCT